AGCATTTCGCACTATAGCAATATCTCTCAATATGTCAACTTTATTTACATATCTTAATAATACACCATCAGTACTATCTCTACTCCATCTTATACTTTTAGGCAATGAACCAAATGCAAATGATGACTCAAATAAATCACCCCTATCAACAAGCTCAAAAATATCATTTCCTAATTGTGTATTTGGAACTTCAATTTTATATCTCAGCCCAATTGAGTCAACAACTAATTGCAATGTTCCTGACTTTGTCCTACCAAGCATGAAATCATTATTGTGATTAACATTGGCTATTACATTCAAACCCTCTGAATGTAATACTTCATCAAAAGAACCCTCTACAATTACTTCACGAAAGATTTTCCCTCTTTCTGATATAAGTCTACTTTGCTTTCCAAATACAGCACCGTATCCTTCAATATATCTTTTACCATCCTCATTAATGGCTCTTAAACTATTATTCATTATTTATCCTCCTCAGGTTTTAGTGGTGTAGTTGGTACTGGAGCCGTTTTATCAACGGCAGTACGCTGATATTTATCATATTCTTCAAGTACAATATATTGCATCTGCATATAATGCTTATCACCAAATTCACCTTCAATTTTTTCATTACCTAATTTTCTAGAACCCTCATTTGGTGTCATTACTCCAGACTTAACTTGATCAGTTATACTCTTAGCCCTTGATACTACATCAGCTTCAACTAATTTCTCTAAATCAAACGCTATACTATAACCCTGCTTCTTATCATCAGCAGTAAGTAATTTGAATTCTAATTCTGATATATAAATCTGTACAATCGGGGCAATAGCAAAATTCCTAAATATCAATGAACTATCCTCTGCATTATCACCCCTAGTTTCTGATAACATATACAAAGGTATTCCATGAGCAGAAGCTATATCACCTCTTTTAAGATTAAAAGTATTTATTAAATCAGCATCAGTATAATTACTACTCAGATTCTGCAATTCAGTATTTGGTGGAAGTGTTATAACCTTTCCTGCATTATCAGGTCCACCATAATCCTCTTTAAAATCATCCTGTGCCTTTTTCATTACGCTATAACTTCGTGCATCGCCTATAGTACTCTTCAATGCAAATTGGCTACTAGCCTTATTTTTATAGAAATTATTAATTGTATCATCTACATTATTAATAATTTGAAAATCATTCGCAAGCACAAACAATGGAGATATTCCAAATATTCTATCTTCTCCCACTGTTCTAAAATGCAATATATCATCAGATGGAATCTTTTCATCTATTTCAAACATTTTATAAAACAGTATTCCATTCACTATGTTAGCATATTCTATTTCATCTGGATGAATAATAGTTAAATATTTAACCTCACCATCATTACCCCTATGTATTCTAGCAAACCCATTACCATATTTAGCCCTATGATATTCAACAGTTTGCCAAAAGAATTGTGGTGATGTGTATCCATTGGGAGCCGTATTTAATATATAATGAATATTGTGCCGTGTTGGGTCGATAAGTTTATCATCCCCACTATACTGAACACTTATAGGCATACGGCTAATATTATCGGCTAATATTTTTCTACAAGTATACGCTACGGTAACAAGCCGTTCAGTAATCATAGATTTACCGCTTGTTGTGTTAATACCCCAAAAGAATTTTAATCCAGAAACGGTACTTCCAAACGTATTTTTCATATAATTAATTAATCCCATCTTTTTCCTCTTTTTTATTTTTGTTTAGCATATCACTATAGTCTCCATAAATTAAATCTTCCATTGAGAAATTATCAGCAAGCCACATACCCATAGCCATTCCAAGAGCCACAGCACCATCAACAGAATCCTTTGATTTGTTTTTCATAATTTTCACATTACCATTTCCATCAAAGTACAATACCACATTATTAAAATTCCACCTAAGAACTGGATTAGTACTCATATTAATATTCTCATCAAGAATAGACTTCTCCAAATATTTAAGTGGGAAGTTAAAGAAAGAAGTATTTTGAGGGCATGATACGCATCTAATTAAAAAATCCATTTCAACTCTTGGTATTAATAAAGCTGAGTTCCAATTATCATATCCCAATGCTTGAATATCAAATAATTGATTAAAAAATTCTATACGTTCATATAATTTATCATAATCAATAGTTTTCTTATCATGCTGTATAATATGACCATCATCAATCCAGATACCTATATCAATACCAGTTTTCCTCATCTTATTTTTCTTATTGTTTGGAAAATAAAATTCAGGATATACATGGAATTTACCAGTTTCATCTTGCAATAACCAAACTAATGATGCTAAATCTCTTGTTGAAGCTAAATCTATACCGCCCCAAGCCTTCCAACCTTTCATTCTTCCAATCTCAGTAGGTGTAAATACCTTAATATAGTCTTCATCAGGTATCCATTGTTCATTAGAGTCAAGATACATATTTAGATTCTTAACCTTAAAGTTCCTTAACTCTATTGGAGACTTAACGGCTCTTTTATATTCTGTTACTAAGTTAGACAGTTTAATTGTATAACCTAAATTTGGATTAGCCTTAACCCATAAAGAACTATCTTCAAAGTCATCTTGCTCATCCAACATGAACATCATTATTAATGTACTTTCATCTCCAGTACCAGCTTCCAAATCTCTTTTAGATTGCTCCAACATACCATAAAAAGGATATTCCTTATCAAAGCCTGCTGTGGAGGTTAATAATGTTAAAGGGTTATCCCTACTTAAAGTTCCAGACTTTATTACATTAAATAATTCCAAATCTTCATGAGCGTGCATTTCATCAATAATAGCTCCATTAGGATTTAAACTATCTAAGCTCTCAGCCTTAGCTGCCAAACTCTTTATAATAGCCTCACCACTAATCTCATGAGATATATCAAATCTTCTAATTGAAGTTCTTTTCTTTAATGAAGGACTATTATTAATAACACCCCTTAGATATTTAAAACCTTGATTAGCCTGTTCCCTAGTTGTACCAAGTAAATATGTTTCACTATCATACTCACCATCATAATAACTCAATAGTAATAATATTGATACAGCAAACATAGTCTTTCCCGACTTCCTAGCTGTAAAAAATATCAAATATCTATATTTACGTGTTTCTTCATTGTCTGAATAATACCAAGCAAACAAATGCTCAACTATAAATGCTTGATAGTCGGTTAATTGAAATTGTGTTACTCTATTATGAATAGGTATTCTTAAAAAGCTAAAGAATTTAAAAGCTATATCTACAGATTCTTTATTATACCATAACGTTTTATCTGTATAATATTTTTCGATTATACCAACCTGTAATTTTATATACTTACTTGATATAATCGAACCATCTAAAACTCCATCCTTAAACTTCTTTGAACGTTTAAGCATTTCCTTAATATAATCATTAATCTTTAAAGTTGGATAATATGGAGGCTTTCTCTTACGTTTTACCGTACTCTTCCTTCTGTCCATATCTTAAAAATCATCATCGTCTTCCTGAATAATACCTATATCAACCCTATCACGTGCTGATAATCCTAATTTAGTACTTAATTCAAGAATTTTCTTAGTTGCAGACTCATAAGTCTTTATTGATGGATTAGCTTGTTGAAAATCTGAGTCCTCGCTTACGGTATAGGATACTCCAAATTCTCTAATCTTTGCCATAGCCATATCAGATATTTCTATAGACTCAATCAACTTATCTATTAAAGTATTATCAATAGTGTCATATTGATTAAGTCTCTTCATCATCCGAATGACTTTCTTTTTCATTGTATCGTATTTATTTGCCATGATTTACGATTTTAATTTAATAAAAAAGCATTGTCACAGGTCAATTGCCTGAATCATGGTTGCTTATTAGCTCATGGTTACAATGCGTTAAGTGGAATTTCAATTTCTTTAAAGTGGAAATAATAATTTATTCTGAATATGAAGTAATACAACATAAATTTTGAAAAATAGATTATCCATGATGCGATAATTTTATTTCTTATTCCAAATTAAAAAATAGTGCTGCTCCACAACAGCACTATCAGAAATATAAATATAAACATTGGGTATTCAAGAAGCCAATCAATAATGGATATTGATTTAGTAATTTTCTCTAAAATAAGGCTTATACGTATTTTTTCTAAGCGACTTAAATTTTAAAATGGTACACATATACCAAAAAGCCCTAAAAGTGCCTTAGAAAAAATACTACATGGTTGATTTAGGTATTTTAACACCAAAGTAGATGCCGAAGTTAATGTTTTTAGTAAAATAAGTGGAAATAATAATCATTTTAGCAAAAATTGACCAATTTCAGAAAACATTGATGCGATAATTTTATATCAAAGCGAGAATAATAATTTTACGGTATCAGAGTACAATTAAATTCTATGGAATCACAATCAGCGTTAATTTTATTCCTTCATCAAACTTTGGAATTATCACATCATAATCAATATTTGCAATCAGCGTTAATTATCACTATCACATCAGCTTCTTTGTAGGCTTTCTTTTTCTCTTCATGACATTGGCTTTTGTGGGTAAGTTGTTTATTTACAGCCTTTTACAGCCTTTTTACTTGAAATTT